CTGCCTGTGGTATGATAGGTGGCTATCCCTTTAGAGCAAAAGCAGATGTATTAGGTAAAAACAAAATCGTTGACCTAAAGACCACAACGGACATAAAGGGCTTCCCTTACTCAGCTCGTAAGTATGGATACGATATACAAGTGTATATTTATTGTGAATTATTTAACGTACCTTACACAGAGTTTAAGTTTGGTGTAATGGATAAGGGAACTCTTGATATAGCGATATACGATGTATCAGAAGAGTTTTACAATGAGGGTAAAAGAAAAACACACGAAGCCATAGAAGTTTTTGAAACCTTTTTTATACATGGCGCAGATTTAGATAATTATTGTTTAACAGGAATTTTATAACATGAGAACAGAGATAAGAACAGCAAAAGTAGAAACATTACCAATAGCTAAAATACAATTTATTAAAGGTAATAGAGATTTATACGAAAACCACGTGCAAAGAATGTACGATCTTATAGAAGAGAATGGTTTTGTAGATACCATCAAGGTAATTAAGTTAAGAAACAAATACTATGCAGCAGAAGGTCAACATAGAATAGAAGCCCTTAAAATGCATAACATTAAGAAAATACCTTGCAGTATTATTGATTGGGTAAGTAATAGCTTTGATGAAGTACACAGATACATAATTGATTTAAATGCTCACAATAAAGGTTGGAACTTGTATGACTACATAAAATCTTGGGCAGATGATGACAAAAAAGATTATGTGTATCTAAAAGAGCAAATAGCAAAGTATGGTAAGAATCTATCTGTGGGTAGTATAGCTACCTGCTATGATGGTCAAATACGTCATCATAAATTTATAAGGTGTGGTAAATTTAAAATAACAGATAAGATGTTTTCTGACAAGTTAGTTAAAGACCTTAATTCATTTATAGGTAAGTTTGGCAAACGAAAAGCCAACTCCAAAGTAATGACAAGCGCAGCTCATCATATATTTAACTTCAAAGGCAATAGAGCAAAACTACTTAAAGCATTTTTGTTAGTTGCATCTTCATATATCACTGCTAATAAAGAACCATTACCTGATGGCGAGATAGCTTTTCAGTATTGGTTTGAAAATGCAGTAGTACCTTTTCATAATCAGATTAAATGAAGATACTGAACCTATACGCTTGTCTTGGTGGTAATAGATACCTATGGGGCGATGATCACGAAATAACAGCAGTTGAATGGGATGAGGAACTTGCAAAATTATACCAAGAGCGATTCCCTAAAGACAAAGTTATAGTAGCAGATGCACACCAATATCTATTAGATCATTACAAAGAGTTTGAGTTTATATGGTCAAGCCCACCCTGTCCCACTCATAGTAGAGTTAGGATTAGTCAAAAAAGTAGAACATCTTTTAAAGCAGAATATCCTGATATGAAATTGTATCAAGAAATAATTTTTTTGGATAATTACTTTCAGGGAAAATATGTAGTAGAGAATGTAATACCTTTTTATGAACCATTAATACCTGCTAAAAAGAGAGGTAGGCATTTGTATTGGACTAACTTTAATTTACCAACAAATCTTAAAGAGCGAAAGGGTGGTATAATGGGTAGTGATAATGAGATTGAAAAATGGTGTGAATTTCACGACTACGATTTTAGAAAGTACAAAGGAAAACAAAGGTTAGATAAAATAGCGAGAAACCTTGTGGACTATGAAGCAGGAAAAACTATACTCGATACAGCTATGGGTATAATGACAAAACAAGATACGAAACAAACAGAATTATTTTAATATGACAGAAGCATTAAAAATAGCAAAAAGAATAAATAANCTATCAGACGTAAACGTCTTTGAAAATAGCAGNTCATCTAAAGTAGTAGAGGTTAGGTCTTTNCTNAACAAGATACTGTATGACTTTAAAAATATGACCTTAGCACAGATACGAGATTTTTACAGAAACACAGGTAAACCTATGGATCACGCAACAGTATTGCACTCATTGAAAAACTTTAATATGTACAGAAGATACAACCCAAAGCTCAATGAGTATTTTGATGANATGATAAAGCATTACGAGNTATCGACCAAATACGAAAAACAAAAAGCAATAGAGCATAAGATAAAATACCTATCTGAGGATAACTTAGAGGAAGCACATAACTTAGTAAGCAAATTATTTACTCAAGAGCTGATAGGATGATAACAAACGAGGACTGTATGTATTTAATGGCAAGGTATGAGGATAACTACTTCGACCTTGCTATCGTTGATCCCCCTTATGGTTTAGGTATTGATGGTCAAAAAGAAAATAAAAAAGGTAAGCAATCTGATAGAAAATATCACAAGCAAAAACAATGGGATAATAAAATACCTGATAAAAAGTATTTTAATGAATTAGAAAGAGTGTCAAAAAATCAAATTATTTGGGGNGCTAATTACTTTGTNAAACACTTAANAAAAGGAACTAAAGGGTGGGTAGTTTGGTTNAAAGGTCAAACAGGACTTACTATGAGCGATTGCGAACTTGCTTANAGTAGTTTTAATTGTGCTACAAGAGTAGTAAATATAAATAGAGTTGATTTNTTAAAACAAAATACAATACATCCTACCGAAAAACCTATACGACTTTATCAGTGGTTGTTAGAAAATTATGCAAAAGAAAACGATAAGATACTCGACACCCATTTAGGTAGTGGCTCAATAGCAATAGCGTGCCATAATTTAGGATATGAGCTTACAGGGTGCGAACTCGATAAAGAATACTACGAAGCTGCCATGAAACGAATAGAACAACACAAACAACAACAAAGACTATTCTAATGATACTATATATGGACTTTAGTGGGTTCTTAACAACCATAGTGCTATGTGCCTTCTTTTGGTTTATAGGATACCTAAAAGGATATGAAGATGGAAAAAAATAACTTTATATGCCTTGATGATGAATTTAGCTACTCACGATGCGTGTTTCAATGTAACGACTGCGCACTATACGAAAAACAATTAGATAAAAATAAAGATGATTAAAAAAGTATTAGATGTTTGTTGTGGTGCTAAAGGTATGTGGTTTGACAAAAAAGACAGTAGGGCTTTATATCTTGACAAACGTAATGAATACCACGAAAACACTTATCCAAGTGGCAAAAAAACTTTAATTGTGTGTCCTGATATCGTTGGGGATTTTACAAACATAAAGCAACCTGATAATAGTTTTTGGCACGTTGTTTTTGATCCACCTCATATAAAGAGAAACAAACTTGGGGAAATTACAAAAAGATATGGCAATTTAGAAGAGGGTTGGCAGGATATGATTAGAGATGGTTTCAAAGAATGTTTTAGGGTGTTAAAACCAAATGGTACATTAATCTTTAAATGGTCTGAGGTGCAATTTCCTGTTAAAGATATATTAAAGCTAACAGAGCAGAAACCATTATACGGACACAAGAGTGGAAAAAAGATGAATACTCATTGGATATGCTTTATTAAAGATTAATACAGGGTACACAAAATCCTAAATAATTACGATATATACTTGAATAATCAACTTTTATCAAGATGCATGGAGGTGCAAGACAAGGGGCAGGTAGAAAACCCAAAGCAGACGAAGCTAAATTAGTAGAACGCTTAGATGCGATCATAGACAGCGATACAGCTCTCGCTAAGTTAGGGGAACTCGTATCTAAAGGCGATATGAGAGCAATCCAACTATACCTAAGCTATCGTTATGGTAAGCCTAAAGAGAGTATGGATATCAACTCATCTGAGGGATTGAATATAAACTTTAAGGACTTAATTAAGTTTGTCGATTAACATACATAAGAAATACCTACCAATATCCACAAACGATAGTAGATACTTTGTTGTTACAGGTGGTAGGGGTTCAGGTAAGTCTTTCTCAATAAATGCTTTGCTTGTTATACTTACCTATGAGCGTGGGCATACAATCCTATTTACACGATACACTTTAACATCTGCTCGTATCTCAATCATACCTGAGTTTATAGAGAAGTTAGAACTGATGGATTGTATTGCAGACTTCCACGTTACTAAAGACGATCATAAATAGAAAGTCAGGAAGCAAGATAATCTTTAGAGGAATCAAGACAAGCTCAGGAGA